GGTGCAGGCGAACCGATGATGTTGCGATTCGAGCAACCAAAGGGTGCTGAACTTGATGTGACGATGGTTGTTTACGGATACAGCGCATTCACCGCAAATCGTTACCCAAATGCTTTTGCACTTGTCGGAGGCACTGGATTAGTCACACCAACTTTCTAAAGTTGATTAAAAGAATTGTTGAAAGGTTGCTGATATCCTTCGTGGTGTCAGCAACCTTAAACATTTACGGAGTGTGATGAACAAATATATTGAAGCCCTATTGGTCGAGCGTGCTAGTTATGAGCGCAGAGGTTTGAAAGATCGTGTGAAAGCGGTTGATGTTGCGTTGCGTGAAGTTGGTTTCGATCACAAATATATGAGCGAGGAAGTTGAAACTGCTGCGGTTGAACCTGTGTTGGAAACTGCTGTGTTGAAAAGTGGCAAGAAAAAAAAGGTTTAACAAATGGCAATCACGAACGGTTACTGCACGCTGGCTGAACTTAAATCTGCGTTGCGCATAACTGATTCAACTGATGACACGCTTCTTGAGAACGCTATTGAGTCTGCTTCACGGCGCATTGATGGCTTCACAGGCAGGTTCTTTTATGTGACAAGTCAGACTGCCGTGCCAATGTATCCTTACAACGAATATCTGATTGTGTTTGGCAGAGATGTTTCTTCAACGAGTGTGACGATCAAGATTGATACGGCAGGCAACGGCACTTACGCTCAGACTTTGGTTCAAGGCACAGATTATGTGCTACAGCCACGAAATGTGCCGATTTTTGCACGCCCGTATGAATCCGCTCGTATGGTTGGTGGCAACACTTTCCCGTTACTAACAACGCCGTCATTCGAAACTGTGCAAGTAACGGCTGCTTGGGGTTGGGCATCTGTTCCCGATGACATCAATCAAGCAACTATTCTGCTCGCTATGCGCCAGTTCGCACGCCTTAACGCTGCGCTAGGTGTTGTCGGTTTCGCTGATATGGCGATCACGGTTCGGGCTGTTGATCCTGATGTGCGTGATCTTCTTTCACCGTATCGCCGTTTCGGTGTCATCTGATGCCTGCAACAGTTTCTCAGGTTGCCACAGGGCTTGCTACGAATCTTGCCACGATTGCAGGGCTTCGCACTTCGGCGTATCAGCCTGAGCAGTTAAACCCACCGTTTGCGTTTCCTACTTTGAACCGAATTGATTATCACAAGGCGTTTGGTGGTGGTGATGTCGTTATGGATTGGACTGTGAATGTGATTGTGGGCAGATATGTTGATCGAAACGCTTTCGCTTTGCTTGACGATTTTCTTTCTTTTTCAGGTGCAAAAAGTGTGCGTGCTGCGATTGAGTCAGATAAGACGCTTGGTGGCGTGTGCCAAACTTTGGTGCTACCATCGGGTGCAAACATAACAAGTTTAAGTTCTGCTGATGCAGAGTTTTTACAAATCCAATTTCAAGTTACCGTTCACGGATAGGACAGCGATGACAAACTATAAAGTGATTAGCGACAACTGCACACTAGGTAAACAGGGCGACAACATTAACGGCGATGATCTTGAAGGCTTGAATGTTGATGCGCTTGTTGATGGTGGACATTTGGCAGAAGTTAATGTTAAAGTAGCAAAACAAGAACCGAAAGAAATGGACAAATAAATATGGCTGTTAAAGTTTTAACTAACGCACTCGTAACTGTCAATGCGATTGACCTATCCACGAAATCTAACTCAGTCACCCTAAATTACGAAATTGATTCGGTAGAGGTAACAGCGTTCGGTGATGGTGGGCACAAGTTCACTGGTGGGTTGCAAAACAATTCTGTTGATATTGAGTTTATGCAAGACTTCGCAACAAGCCTTGTTGAGGCGACAATCTTTCCTCTTGTTGGCACAACTACAACTTTAATTATTCGTGCCGATAGCGGTGCAGTGTCAGCCACGAACCCGACCTACACGATCACAGGGGCATTCTTGGCAGCGCATACACCTGTGGCTGGCGCAATCGGAGAGTTGATGATGACAAGTCTTTCGTTCACTGGTGGAACACTCGTTAAAACAACTGTTTAATTAAAAACTATTAGAAGGAGAAGTAATGAAAATTGCTTTACAAGTTGAATACCTAGACGGCACGATTGAACCTGTTGATGCAGTGTTCGCAGACTTTGTTGGGTTCGAAAGAACTTGGCAACGAAGTGTGGTGCGCCTAGAAACTGAAATGCGTTTAACTGATCTTGCTTGGTTGGCGTGGTCTGCTCTTACACATAGACAGAAAACGAAACTGAAGTTTGACCCTGATTGGATTGGAACTGTTGCACAGGTTACTCCACGAGATGAGGGTGAAAACCCTTTAGAGAAATAAAGTTTGGTGATGATTCCGCTCACTGGCTGATCGCTCACCTTGCTCACGAGTATCATATTGCGCCTTCGATGTTGCTGAACGAGAGCGAGTCAATGTTGAACACGATGTTGGCATATCAGCGATGGCTCGTGAAGCAGGCGAATCGTGGGCGTAGATAAAGTATGCTGTGCGCCTATGGCATTAGAAGCAAAGTTTTATGGGATAAGCGAAACGCTTTACTATCTGAAAAACTATGAAGCCGATCTGTATAAGGCTCTGCGAAAAGATTTGGTGACAAAAGCGAAACCGTTGGCTGATCTTGTCGGCAGTCACTTCCCTGATGAGCCTTTGTTGAACTGGCATTCTTCAGGTGGCAGACTTCAAAGCAAATCACGGCTGCCACCATATAACGGTGCTGTAGCGCAATCAAGCGTGAAACCTAAAGCAGGTTCAGGTTCGATTCGTGGTGGAACTCGTGCGAGTGTCATTCTTCGGATTCAACAGAACGATGCTGGCGGTTCTGTTTACGACATCGCTGGTTCGGTAACTGCTGGTGCTCGAGGCGCAGGTGCTACAGCAGGACAAAAGTTCATTTCTAATCTTGATAAGAACAAGAAGATTCAATCAAAAGGCAAAGGTGGGCGTTCTCGTATCTTGTTCGGTGCGATCAAAGCCAACGAGTCAATGATTGAAGCAGATATTTTAGAAGTAATTAAAACGGTTGATGCTTATACAACTAAAGCAATTATGAGTAATCAGAAGTAAGGCTGCGCTATGGCTGTTGGTGTAAACATTGTCTCGGATTTTGATTCGAAGGGTATTAAGAAAGCGATCAGCGATTTTAAGAAACTTGAAGGCGCAGGTAATAAAGCAACATTCGGTTTACGAACTTTTGATAGTGCGGTTACAAACGGTGTAAAGAATCTCGCCAAGTTCGGTGGTATCGCTGCTGCTGCTGCTGGTGTGATTGGTGCGAAGTTGGCTTCTGCTGCGTATGAGTCGCAGAAAGCGTTGGCGCAAACTGAAGCGATCATCAAGGCAACTGGTGGTGCTGCGAACATTACTGGCAAACAGGTCAGCGAATTGTCAGAGAAATTGTCGATGCAGATTGGTGTTGATGATGAGTTGATTCAAAAGTCTGCGAACTTGTTGCTTACTTTCAAGCAGGTGCAGAATCAGGTCGGTGCGAACAACGACATTTTCAATCAGGCTGTAACTCTTTCACAAGATTTGGGTAATGTGTTCGGCTCTGCTGAGGCTGCTGCGATGCAACTTGGCAAGGCGTTGTCTGACCCTGAAAAGGGCATTACTGCTCTACGGCGTGCAGGCATCAACTTCACTGAGTCGCAGAAGGAACAGATCAAAACTTTGGTTGCTTCGGGCGATGTGTTGGGCGCACAGAAGTTGATTCTCGCTGAGGTTGAATCTCAGGTTGGTGGCACTGCTGCTGCTACTGCGACAAGTTTTGACATTATGCGAGTGGCTATTGGCAATGTTGCTGAACGGTTTGGTGCTTTGTTGATTCCTGTCATTGAGAGGTTCGCAAAGTTTGTGATTGAAAGTGTTGTGCCATATTTGAACAGGCTTGCTGAGGTTATTGGTGAGCAAGGTATTGGTGGCGGTATTCGAATGTTGGCTGGCGACTTCTTAACGATGACAACGAATATGGGCAAGTTTGGAAACATATTGCTTGTGCT